CAATCAAAATATGACCAGATGCCGCAGTAAGAATTTTAGAAAAATCTTTTTCCTCATTTCTTGTGCCGCAAATTTCATAACTGGTTCCATGGCAAATGTTTTTGTAGTATCCATCCTTAAAATATGCCCACCCTTGACCTTGATCGGTAATACAATCAAGATCAACCTCTTTTCCTTTTAATGCTCCCTCTGGAATAACTACACCAGACTCAAACCTATATCCAGGATAATTAGAAAAGTATTCGTTGGTTGTAAGGGATTGTGTTTGTTTTGCCATTAGACGGTAGTTCCTGTTCCAGTATTAGTATTTAATCTTCTATTTGTGCTGGTAACTCCAACACAATCAACAACGTCTACAACCAATATACCAGTAGGTACAGTGTCTGCAGAACTTCCAGTAAAGTTCGACAAATCTTTAGAATAATCTGGACTATAAGCAAGAACAGTCCTCAGTTCTGCACCCCTACCCGTGTTGGTATTGATAGTAACTTCTGGAATATCCTTATACTTATCTCTGCAAATAAGATCTTTGATGCCAACAATGGATCCAGCTGGAGTGAGGACAAAGTTAAAGGTACAATCGCCAACATTACCTGTGTCACCATCGGTATATCCGATTCCAGGTCTCCATGGAACAACATCAGTAACGATACCAACAGGATCACTACCAAGACCTGCAATTCCTCTAGTGGTAAAGTTATAAGTATCAGTCTTTGCGATTCCAGCAAACTTATTACCAGAAACATCAACAAAGGATCCACGAGACATCGTAATGAAGTATTCTGTGGAGAATTTGAGATTATCATCTGGTTTGAGTCTAATCACACTGTCGGAAACAAAATCTAGTCTTTGAGTATCATCGACTGGAATTATTTCATGAACATCATTTGTTCTAGACTCCCTTACAATAATCACGCCATTTCCACGTCTTACTGGTTCATTAAATGATACCTGAACAGACAGGGAGGTTTGAACACCAATAGCATCATCAGATGGAGTAGTAAAGATAATATATGGTGCTTCCGAATCACCACCAGTTCCATCACCATTATCATCATCACTTTCATCTACTGGTGGTTCTGGAGAAACAGCTCCAGAAGTAGGACAATATTCAGTTCCAGGCGATACCATGAAGACTTGGGTTAATCTACCATCATCATCAATTTTTGCCTGAGCGATTGCACCACCACCATTTCCAGTTTTATCAATGATTGAGATTCTTGGGGGAACTTCATATCCCAGTCCAGAACTAATAATTTCAATAGAGAGAATGCCACCAGTTGTTGATGAAACAATAGGTCTCACTTTAGCTGGTTTTATACTGTCTCCAGAAATGTATACTGATGGAGGAATACATTGATCAAAAACAAACCCAGATGGAATTACATCATCAATATCATCTTGAGTTCTTGGATTTCTAATCTTTTCATTACAATCAAAGAACTGTTCAAGGTTTCCACCAAGCATACTCAAGAAAGATAGATCACCACCTTCAGCAGCAAGACCTTCTATATCTTGAATAATCTTACTCTTGTCAATGACACTGGCCATATTTTGAGCACCTTTCTGAGAAAGACCCCAACTTTGAGACCAATCATCATAGGCCTTACACTGTAAAGCATCACAAGATAAGAAACTCATGATTAGATTGATGTAGGAACTCACTGTTCCCAACAGTCCACTTACTTGCCCAAGAGCACCAATCAACCAATCCAATCCTTCCATGATTGGTTTCAATGCAGCACTAATAGCATCATTTAATTTAGCAAGAATTGCACCCAATGCTTGTTCGATTGCACAAACTGAAGTATTGATTGTTTTACCAATCATTTGCTTCAACAAATCCTTAATGAATGTGCCAATATTAAATCCAAGTTTCTCCAACAAACAGAAAACCAAATCCATGATTCTCTTGAGTGCTGCAATAACAGGACTCTTTTGTGGTTCTGGGACCACAAGTCCAACCATGTCCTTAAACCTCTTACCGAGGTAACACATGATTTTATCACGAATTGCATTAATCAACCACTTAACTGCACCAACAATAAGTCTGGTTGTCTTACCTAATACCCTTCTAATGTCTGCGACTAAGTTTGCAGCAGCATCAACATAAACCTGTGCAAATTGAGTAAGGGAATTGATAGTTTTTAGGAAACTACCAATCGCATGAGTAATTTTTGAAATAGAATCATTTTCGCAGGCATTTGATGCAGTATGGGTATATCCAGCATCACAAAAAAGTTTTGTTGCCTGAGTGTTTCTTCTTACTCCTTCTTTGCTTTCTCCCTTTTCATCTTCTTCTGTTTGTCCAGCCTTATTCTCTGCATTTTTTGTTGGTGTAGCTGCTTTGCCTTTTTTCGATGGTGGTTGAGTTGTCAATCCATGTCCAGCAGCAACTCTGCCAGATAAAGGAGAAAAAGCGGAACCCTTTTCTCTCTTTACTGCATCAGACTTTTGATCAATAGAAACTTTGTCATTTACTGGTCCCTTTAAGTGTCTTTGTAGAGCACCAAAAATGACAGGTTGTTGACCTTCTTCGCCATCGAGGAAGAAACCAAAAACTGTTTCTCCCCCGACCATTCTACTACTATCACCCAAACAAGCCTGTCCTGCACCACTGTGGGCAGGAACCATGACGTGAGCCCAGGGGAGATCTTTCTCCGCTAACTCTTCTTCATTGAATGGATGATATCCAATGATCCTTACCTTACATCTGAAAGGCCAACCCTCTTCTACGTCTGTAGAACCGTCACGCCAAAACTTTGGATGGGCAACTTTGCCAATCCACCAAACAAATCCGTCTCGGCCGACGAAATTAGATTGTAATAAGGCGTGATCGATCATTTTTTATCAGTCGTCGTATACTAAGCACTCTGGAGCACTTGGATTGTTATCGCAATATAGTTCTAGAGATGTGGGATCGTGATGATCTTCTGGATGGCGCTCGGCATACGCTTCGAGATCAGCCAATTCTTGTTCTGTATGTCTGCGGGCTTGGGGAGAGGTCTGAGGGTTATCCAGAATCTCCTTATCCTTTTGAATGTGTGCTTCGATGTTTTCCATGATAGTTACCGTTCGGTTATAGGGAAAGTCCGTAACAGTCTCTGATGAGGTTTAAAGCAGTAACATTACTACCACTTGTTCTCTCAAAATGATGTCTAAGACTTCGAATGAGATAGTATCCACTGTGTGTTGTATCGACATCTTTTCTGTCCCCGCGTTCAGCAGGTCCAACAGAAGGCAATACAACCTTTATTATATCACCAACTCTCAGATTGACATTGCATGGTACTACAATATTTAGTGACTGTGAGAACATCAAATTATAACGAGAGAAAGACTTTGCCATGTCGGTATTATCTCTACCACTACCAGCGGCAAGATTAGTTTCTCCACCAAACATACCCTGGTCACCAAGTCTAACCATGACTCTAGATGGCTTCTCTGGCAAATCATCTCCAGGAATAGGAATGAATTCACCCATATCAGCATCAACGGATTGAGTCATCGTATATTTAATAACATCAAACTCCCAATCATATGGATTGAAGAAATATGTGAGATTGGAATACATACCAACTCTCATATTCTTGAATAAGTCTACACTCTTGTCAAAACCATAATGAATAATCTTAGTGCTTGGTCCACCTTGTACTTGTTCTGAGGTATATTCAAATGTGGGAATATTTTTTTTATCGGCGGATATTGGACTTAGTGTATCTGATACCAAACTATCAATAGATCTGAAATGGAATCCATCATAGTTTTCATAGAACATGAATCCAGCAGAACCTCTAGATTCTGCTGTAACTCCTTTACCAGACTTACCACTAACTCCCTGTTTCTGTGAGATTGCCTTTGGTCCTAACCACGTACAAATGTGAAAAGGTTTCTTTTGATTACCATAAAATCCATATGAATTTGCAGTATCTTCAATCGTACCTATTCTATTTGCAGATTCTCCTTTCAAACCAAGAGTGTCCTTCAAAATAGCTTTTACATGATCACTAATCTTTAGTTTCTTGTATATTCCTCTGCATCTAGTTGCTTCATTATCTAGATTCTGTTTAGTAGTACATTCAAGAGTGAATCTCTCCGCAGTTTCACTGTTTGTCAATCCTTGAATTCCATTTACATATAAGGGAGTTCTATTTGTATTGTCATTAAAGGTAAAATCCCCGAAGCATGTTCCAATCTCAAGATCAACTCTTTCATATCCTCTCATATTCATTTTAGACACCATATTCTGTGTGTCCAACATCACAATGTTACATGTTACTGATGGAGATAATAGATCTTCAAAATAATCAATGGCAACAATAGCATCTGTTGCATTCACCGCTTTATTTTCTGCACTCAATCCAGATGGAGTAATCAGGAGTTTCTTAAAATCAACCTGTTGTATTGATTGTGGTAATTGATCTGCCATTATGATCCAGATAGTTGAGTTAAGAGAATACCAGACATTATTTGAGAAATACTCACCGTTTGTTGTGGTGCAGAGGCACCAGATGATTGTGGTGCCTGAGAGAAAATATTCACGGGTGCTTGTGCTGGTTGTTGTACCAGTATAGTATTATTATTTACACCAGCACTTTGGGGCGTATTATAACTAGGATATTGACGTGGAACCTCTCCCGTAGTAGAAGGCAAAACAGGATTTGCTGTAGTCGGTCTACCCGCAGCAACATCCTCTTGCCATTGACCAATAGCCTCAAGATCTGCCTCTAAGGAAGCTTGTTCTTGTGGGTTCAATGACCAAATATAATCTGGGTCTGCTGCTACATTAGATTTAAATGTATTGAGTTGATTTACTCTCTTCTGTTTCTCTTTCTCCAGTCTATCGATCATTGCCTGTGCTGGAGTTTTAGTTTTAAGTTCTACTTCTGTTCCATCTTTTCTAAACAATTTATCCTTATTCCATACACCAAGGTGTTTACCTCTAACAATACTTCCATATTCATTCCTATAAGTTAGACCACTACCTTCTCTAGTAGCATCCATGAAGTTACTGACACCCTCTATTTGTTCATCAAAGTCATCAATTTCTTCCTGAAGGGCATCCATTTTTTCTTGTACGACACTCTTTCTATCTTCACCTGCTGCTTCAGAATATGGATCAACTGGTCCAGCAGGTTGGGCAGGTTGTCTAGACGCAGCAGGTGGTTGTGTAGATGGTATAACTGGAGTCTGTGGTTGTGCAATAGTTCCAGCAGAATTAGCTGGAACTCCAGGAGATTCTTGTCGGGTAGTCTGTCCATTTGATTGGACATTCTCTCCAATAACTAAACCACCACCAGCAATAAACTGTGCAGGATTTACCGTTCCGTATACTTTTGCAGGTCCTCTATCATATCTCTGTGCATAGTCAAGGTGTAGGTGTGGTCCACTAGAAAGACCAGTGTTTCCACTTAATCCAACTACTTTCGCTCTATCTCCACCAGCGGATCCAGCACCAACTCTCTCACCTACTCTAACGGAAACCTCATTCAAGTGAGCCATTTTAACATACATTCCATCATCTAATTTAATAACAACAAAGTTTCCATATCCTCCATTGTTTCCATTGGGACCTCCAGGATCTCTGGCATCTCCCATAATTCCAACATCATATACAACACCTGGTGCAATCATTGTGAGTGGTTCATTTTCGGGCATCGCATAGTCTTCACCAGTGTGTCCAGAAGTTACTCCGTCAGCACCATGAACACGAGTAGAACTTCTACTTCCCATTCCACCTCTAGTACCATAATCAGATCCACCAGGATCTTGGATTATTCTTCCTCCACTGGAACTATATCTCATTCCTGGGGGTAATGGACCTCTGGAGTTTGCACGAACTCCTGGGCGTGGTTGTGCAGCAGCAGGCATGGCATAACCCCTGCCTGGTTGTTGTCCTCCACCTCCAGCTATGAATATAGGTTGACCGTGATGATAAAATACTTTTTCAAACTTTTCAACAGATTGCCTATATTTTCTTACGTCAAATTTATTTTTTACACTTTTATCTTTAAGGTCTTGTCTTTCTGCAAGAGTTAGTTCACCCTGCCACTCAGAGTCACCCTCTAAAAATGTTGGTGTTGTTGGCGTTGTTCCTCTACCATCCGCAGTGTATGCTTTCTTCCTACCATACTTTGTGAAATGCAGAAGTTCATCATATTTAATGTCTTGACGTTGGACATGTCTTTCGAACCAATTCAGATTATTTTTCTGTCTTAGAAGAGCTTCATATTTTTGTCTTCTTGTGCCAGGCATCTCATATAACCTCTTCTCATCAAGATTGACCATATCAATCTTCAAATGCTTCTGAGCGAAGTCAGGTAACCATGCAGGTGCAGTAAATAAAGTTACTCCAATAGAAGCAGCATTTAAAGCCTTTGGAAGATTCATTCCAGGCTTCCAGTTTCTATCTTGTTTACTTTCACTACCAGGTGTTTTTACCTCAAGAAGTTGCTTGAGTTTTCTCTTACTGGGCAACTTGAGAGAATTTAATGTCTTTCTCTCTGTCTTAAGAAGTTTTGTCAACTTCTTAATTGCTAACTTGGAATCTTTTACGTTGCTTTTAGTAGCGTTGACTACTGTCAGTGTGGATATAGTTGACTTCATGATGCATCAACCACGTTGTAAACAATCTTGGAGTACATGATATGAACATCTTCTTTCATTGACAAGAAGAATGGTACTTGTACAGCACTCTGAGAAGGACCAGAATCAATTTTTGGTGGTCGTTGTTGTGGTTGTGCTGGGACAGGAATTACATTGTTAGTGACAATCGGTTGACCAGTTGCAACAGAAGCAGCATCCCTAGATATCATGTATGCATTACTTTCTAATGCTACTTGTGAAGCAGATGGAGCCTCAAAATAAGAAGCAGGATCACTCTGTGCTTGAGATCTTGCTAGGTCATTAGCACTTATTTGTTCTTGTGTACCCCTGAGTTTACCTCCCATCTGGCGGAATCTTTCCAACGAACCAGGTAGAGCTTGTTGTGCTTCTAGTCTATCTGCATCAGTAACTTTGGATCTTGCAGCCCAAGCAGAATTTCCTTGAGTCCTATACAACTCAATAGCAAATCTAGCATTAGTTGCAGGATCTCTAAGTTGATCAGCACTAGTAATACCTAGTTTCTTTGCAATAGGTCCATTTTGATGATCTTTCCAGTTGATCTGATATAATCCAATGGAATATTCATTTTCCATGTTTGGATCAAGTCCAGACTTTACAGTATCAATAGTTGGATCACCACCAGACTCATACTTCATATTTACTGAGAGTCTTTGTGCCTCTTCGTCACTTGCACCCATTCCCTTCAGAAGGGCAACACTGTCAGTGATAGAGAAACGCGATTTATTGATATCCTGAGGAGACAAGTTGAGATCACCACCACCAGGTTCTGTGGATCCAGGCATCCCTGCCATTGGTGTAGACGCAGAAGCTGTTGATTGTTGTTGCTTCTGTTGAGTCGGTTCTCTGTTTAAATTTGCTTTTATCAGTCCATCAAGAAGCCTATTAAATTTCTTGACGGTTTGATTGAATATATCTAACTCTTCAGTAGTCAGTTGTCCAGGAAGAACATCCGAAGATCCTTCCATATTTGGATCAACTCTAGAACTAGGAGGTCCATCACCAGGACTCAGTTGATCTACAGGAGCATTTGGATCAATAGGAGCTTCTTTCCTAGCTCTCCCCATGGTCTCCATGGCCATGTAGGTCGAAGCAGCAGCCATCATAGGCATTGCTAGACCCAACAAATTCTTCAGTCCAAAGGAAGGCTTACCACCTTTACCTCCAGTAAGAAGTTTTTTAATTAATTTTGTAAGTATCTTACTTGCATCTGTGACGAAAGTAAATACTCTTTTAAGTGGTTTTATAATTGAAGAAATGGCACTACCAAGTTTCTCTAACTCGGTTATGCCACCTTTAAATACATTATTGAGTAAATCACCAGGATCAAATGTATTGATCTGTCTCTCTATTTTATTAGTAATAGAGGGGAGTATATTCTGTACCCTCTGATTTACTAATCTATTGATTACTGTTGTCTGTGGAGTAGTTTCAACTCCACCTCCAATAGATTGGGAAATATTATTAATAGACCCAAGAAGAGGAGAAGGAGCAGGTCTTACTCTAGTAGCACCTAACCTACCACCAATTCCTCTTTCCCCAACAGAAGAAAATCCACCACGAAGTGCAGGAGATCTGCCAAACATGGGTGTGGTTGATCTGGCATAAGGAACACCAAATCCTCCCCTACTGGAAAGTCCAGGGGATCCACTAAGGGGTTTACCTAATCTTCTTCTGTCAGGAAAGTAGTAACTAGCCATTTGCAGCTGCGGCTCTCTGTTGTGCCTTTAGGTTCTCTTCTTCAATATGTTGTCTTAGAAGACCGACATAGACATCTCTTTCCCAGGGAACCATGTTTTCAACTTCGGTTAATGAGTATTTATGGAACTGCATTAAAGCGAAGTTGATTCTAAAATATGCCTCAAGATTAACATGAGACATACTCAACCGAAAAAATCAGATAATCCCTCAAGAACTACTGAGTTTTCATTTCCCGTATTGGGATTAGTGACGGTAATAGTGTGAGTCAACTTAGGCATGGTTTGGAAGAACTTTTCAATCTTATTGAACTGTTCCGAAGTAAGACTCTCAATCCACTCTCTCAACTCTTTCTTAGTGCATTCTGCAGCAGACCACATTTCGTCCTCATTGAAGACCATTTCGATGCAAGATGCAATAATATCAAACGTACCATCAATATTGGTTGGATCAGCATTCTCCCCAAAATTACTCTCAACGAATTGTTTTAGAGAAGGATATTTCATTCTCAGAGTAAACTCACCCAGGGAAATGTCTGTACTATGCTCTGGATCTTTTTCTACAACAATATCATCAATATCCACAGTTACTGGAACTGTAGTTTTTCCATCATCTCCACAAGTGACAATCAGGTCGATACTTTCACCAACAGACTTACCCCTAACGTTTAGGAACAAGTATTCAATATCAAAACTAGGAAGTTCTTCGACTTTAATACCTCTAGTTAGAATACAATCCTTCAAAACCTGTTTGATGGCGTTTGTAATCTCCTTAGAATCTTTGCTTTCTAGAGCAAGAATTAGAACCTTCTCTTCACGTACAAGAAATGGTCTGTACTTTACTGTTTTACCAGTAGAAGGAAGTGTCAACTCATGTTGAGAGGTACTGATTTTTGGTAAAGGCATGATATGTTATCAAGTCATTCGTATTATTTAGTTAGCTATTTGAAGCTCCTGGGTTTATACCAGTACTTCCGCCTGGAGATTCTGTAGAAGATGGCCCAGCAGGAGTTCCAGGAGAACCTTGAGGGCCTGCAACATTGGATTGTTGACTGCCACTCTGCGATGGTGTCCTAGTAGTCTGAGGTTGATCTCTAACTGGTTTATTTTGTTGAGTAATGATATACCTATCATACTTAAATTCTACACCAACCTGAAGAAGCTGAGCACCTTCATAAGATAGTGGAATAGACTTTACGGTAATTGGAAAAGCATTAATAAAAGTATACTCAATGGATTCCTTTATATTTCGCTCAAACTTCGTGATAGAAATATTTCTCTTATAGTAATCTGGATATCTAAATCTATGATACCCATTTTTAACATTAGCATTTGGATATCCACCAGGGGATCCAGATTTAGGAGTTCCTCCACTTCCATTATAAACTGGATTTGCAAAATTAATCCACTCTTGGAATAGTCTCAATACCTGATAATCAGATGAGACATAGAAACTCATAGCCATATCAGTATATTCCCTTCTCATTGGGAATGCTTCCTGAACACCTTGTCTACTTCCAAGTTCTTGATAAGTTTGGAAAGTGGTTCCAGGTATCATTGCTTCAGCACAAAGAAAATCAAACCTATCTGGACTAGTTCCAGAAAAAACGCCAGCACTAGTCAACCAAGAGTTTAAACTTGCTCCTGCACTAGTTTCCGCACCAGTTTGAGCAAGTTGTAGTGCAACCTTATATGTGTTAGATAAGGCTGGAGATTGGAGGTTGTTTAAAAAATTATTTTTATAGTTCTTCCTATTTCTAGGATAGGCAATATCACTGTCTAATCCACTACCTGTTGCTCTTAACGCTATATTTCTGAGGGAATTTGACATCTAAATATTTTTAGTGCTTTATATACTATGTATATGTCTTATCAGGGAAAATATCGACCAGAACATCCAAAGAAGTACAAAGGTAATCCTGCGAACATCGTTTATAGATCTCTTTGGGAAAGAAAGTTCATGAGATATTGTGACCTGAACGAGAGTGTATACCAGTGGCAGTCAGAAGAGTTCTTCATTCCATATAAGTCGCCTATTGATAATAAGTACCATCGATATTTCCCAGACTTCTTTGTAAAGTATAAAGACAGAACTGGAAAAATAAGAACAATGGTAATTGAAGTAAAACCCAAAAAACAATGTCAAGAACCCCCACGCAATCCAAAAAGAAGAACAAAAGCATGGGCTGAGAGTGTCAAAACTTGGGTAATTAATCAGGCAAAGTGGTCAGCAGCAGAAGAATATTGTGCTGATCGTAATTATGAGTTCAAGATTATGACAGAAGACGATCTAGGAATCAAATGATTGCAGAAGACATTGCAAAAGAAGCTGGTAAGAAAAAGAGAAGTGGTGATTGGTATACCAATGCACTAGAAGAAAGACTTGCAGACTTTCAAAAACGAGATATCAGCACAAGTGATACTGGATGGGTTGAAGTTGGAAACTTACTGTTCTTTTCTTATGGTGCAAAATTCCCAGATAAGTATCCATTCTGGGACACTCAACCACTGGCATTTGTAATTGAATTCCAAAAAGATGGGTTCTTAGGATCGAACTTGCATTATGTTAATCCAAGTCATCGTGGTGCCGTTGCGAAAAGCCTCATAAATAAAGGAAGTGGGGTAGTAGTACCCAGGAATACCATCCATCGATATTTGTACAGTGGAATGGGTAACCTATATAGAGTTCCCGATGATGAAGATTGGGCCAGTATTTCGTTATTACCAACAGAAAAGTTTATTGATAACAGGGGAATGAAGTTCCCTAAGCACAAAGCTTGGAGTTATAAAAAGTAATGGCTGAAATTAAAATTGGTCTAGGTACTAATAACGATGGTACACCATTTACCATCACACAGGATATTAGTGGTAAAACCCAAAACTACCAATTCTTCTACGACACAACAAGCAAAAAAGGCAATTTATTTCCAGTTGATGATAGTGGTAATAAAATTGCTGGTGGTGAGACTATTTGGACTGACGGGGCTTGGAAAGGAACCAATATCAAGGACAATAGTTTAACTAAGGATGTACTAGATGGATATAACACTCAACTAGTTAATCAACTTAAAAGTCAGTTAGCCGCAATTAGAAATAAAAGAACTTCTGGAGCAGCTGCCAAGGCTGAATATAAAGAACCCGCTTGGGCAACAAACCCCGCAAGTAGTAATCTGCCAGTAGGTTGGTTACCAGGACAACC